CTGCCACGACCAGCATCGGTTTGGTTGATGACCTACAGAAACAACTTGCTGATGCGCAACGACAACAAAAAGACTATAATCGTAGGCAATTTGAAGCAACAAAAGATTTAGCAGGTTCTGATTATACAGAGGCCGTTAGAAATTTTAAAAAGCAATATGGTGCTCCAAATTATGGACGACAAATTCAAGACTTACAGAGGCAGATAGATTTAGCTGCGGCGGATCAATTACAGGCGGCAACCTCTGGTGCTCTTTCTCCTGCCGAACAGTTAAATGAGGGTCTAAACGATTTAGCTGCGGCGGATCAACTACAGGCAGCAACCTCTGGTGCTCCTGCCCCGACCAACATTGGTTTTGCGGATGATGAGACGACACGCATTGCGAGTTTGACAGCTGATGAGGCGGCGGCACAGGGGATCACAGTTGCCCAACACCGTGCTGCGCAGGCGGAGGTGCGGGGTCAGACCGTAAATCCTGTGACGGGTGCTTTTGAAGGGCCGAATCTCATTGATATCTTTAGTGAGGACACTCTTGACCCAGCAGCGGGGCAAGAGGCTCAACGTGCTAGAGCTGCTCAGGAACTTGCGCAACGACAACAAGCTCTTGACACTGTTCGAAATCTAGTAGGAGCGTCTCCCGTTACGCAGGGACTAGCTGCGGCAGATCAACTACAGGCGGCAACCTCTGGTGCTCTTGATCAAGATATCCAATTTACGCCTGAAGGGTTCGAGCAACTGGGGACCCTAGTTACGGCGGATCTACTACAGGAGGCAACCTCTGGCGCTCAACCACCTGCGGCTGGTGCTCAGCGGATGTTCAGGCCGTCCGCTGCTGAACAGTTGGCGGCGGCGGATCAACTACAGGCGGCTGGAACGGGTACAACCACGGATCCCGGTTTTGCTTCACAATTTACGGGCGCTATGATGACAGATTCTGGTGTCGCGGGTGTTGGTTCAATTCCCATGGCTCCAGTTAAAACGGGCGATCAGGTTACGATTGGCGGAATTCCGGTAACTCAAGAGCTTGCAAATACGGCTAGTCAAATACGGGGCGATATATACGGTGCGTTGCCGTCTCCTACGCCCGGTGTTCTCAACAAGGGTATTAGTTTCTTTACGGGAGAAGATCCCGTAGCTCGAGCCGCGACACAGTATGGTGAGTTTTTAAATCTGCCGGGTGCAACCATTGATCCCGCAACGGGGAGCGTTTCGGCTCCAGCGGGTAGCGGTACGTTGGATCTTAGCAATCAAGGTCTTATGGCTGGATCGGTCACCTATTCTGGGATGCCTGATCCAGACTATTCAGGGCCGTTTTCTAATTTGGTTAACCCACCAATGCGTCCTGAAGGTAGCGGTGACAGCCTGACAGCGGTGGCGGCGCAACAAACACAGGTGGATCCATGTCCGGCGGGTTATGAGTTAGATCCTGCAACCCAGAAATGCGTTCCGATAGATGTGGTGGATGACCAGCAATTTAGTTTGGGTCGTAGGCAGTATGGCCCGTCAGAAACACCGTCACTTATTGGTACGCCGGTCAGTCCTTTCCCATCGCCCACGCTTCAGCCAACTGCGCCAAACATGGGATTTTTGAGGCCTGCGGTTAATCCCTTTGGTTTTGCGCGGGGCGGGATTGTTGAACTGCCGAAAAAATGAACCTTGAGACCGTACCAGAGGAAGTAGCACGAGAGATTCTGGCTCTACAGCAGCAGCAGGTTAAGCTGCATGTTCGCTCTGAAGCCAAGGATCACTTTATGCCTTTTGTTCATCATGTATATGATGGGTTCATTGAGGGCCGGCATCATCGGATTATTGCGGAGAAGTTGGAGCGTGTAGCGCGAGGCGAGTTAAAGCGTCTTATTGTCAACATGCCTCCACGTCACAGTAAATCTGAGTTTGCGTCATATTTGATGCCGGCATGGTTTTTGGGTCGCAACCCGAAACTTAAAATTATTCAGGCCACACATAACACAGAACTGGCGGTCAGGTTTGGTCGTAAGGTTCGTGATTTGATTGCCACACCTGATTATAGGACTGTGTTTCCTGATACCGAATTGAAGGCGGACGATAAGGCAGCTGGGCGCTGGGGTACGGCTGCCGGCGGGGAATATTTCGCAGCGGGGGTGGGCGCTGCGATGACTGGTCGTGGCGCTGATTTGTTGATCATTGATGATCCGCATTCGGAGCAGGATGCGCTGTCGGGTACGGCGTTTGATCATGCCTTTGAGTGGTATACCTCTGGTCCTAGACAGCGTTTGCAGCCGGGTGGTGCGATCATCATCGTTATGACGCGCTGGAGTCTGAAGGATCTGACGGGTCAGGTTTTGAAGATGCAAGGTTCGGATCAACTTGCTGACGAGTGGGATGTTGTGGAGTTTCCGGCAATCATGCCGTCTGACAACCCGCTTTGGCCAGAGTTTTGGAACAAGGATGATTTGCTGAAGGTGAAAGCGTCCTTGCCGGTGGGTAAGTGGAATGCGCAATGGCAACAAAACCCAACGGCTGAAGAGGGGGCTATAGTCAAGAAGGAATGGTGGAACATGTGGGAGAAGGAGGAGATCCCAGAGGTTAAGTACATCATTCAGTCTTATGATACTGCGTTCAGTAAGAAAGAGACGGCTGACTATTCAGCGATTACGACATGGGGTGTGTTTGAGAACGAGGAGACGGGTGCGGACAACATCATCTTAATGGATGCTCGTAGGGGTCGTTGGAATTTCCCAGAGCTGAAAGAGGTTGCTGGTGAGGAGTACGAGTACTGGGAGCCTGACATGATTATTGTTGAAGCGAAGGCTACGGGTACACCTCTGACAGATGAGCTGCGGCGTGCTGGCATTCCTGTAATGAACTATACACCGGCCAAGGGTCGTGATAAGGTAACCCGTATGCACACGGTGGCTCCGCTGTTTGAGGCGGGGATGGTGTGGGCACCGGAAAAGAAGTTTTCGGACGAGGTTATAGAGGAGTGTTTGGCGTTTCCGAACGGCGAACACGATGACTTTGTTGATAGTATGACGATGGCGTTGATTCGTTTTAGGCAAGGTGGGTTTGTTGAACTTGAGGGTGAAAACGACAACTCTGACTGGTATCCGAAGAAGCGGGAGTATTACTGATGGCTTCTAAGCGCAACACACCCAAAGCTAGAGAAAAACGCCGTAGCCAGTTAAAGCGGCAGGGCTATGACGATGATCGCATTGTAGATATCCTAGAGTACGAATTTGAACTAGACCTTGGAAGAGCGCCTGGCACATCTTTGCCTGGTAAGACATACGAAAGTGGTGGCTTGGTGAAGGCAAAGAGCAAGCTGAAAGAGGTTAGTGGTCAGTTGAAGAAAGCATCAAATATGCACGCTCAACAATCCAAAAAGATTAAATCGATTGCTAATTCTTTCTCTAATGGCGGTGTCATAAAAGTTAAGCGGCGCGGCACTTTTAAAGGAATATTTTAATGGCATTACCTCCACGACCTATGGGCAGTTTGACAGACTCTGGCATTGAAGCGCCAGAGGGCATGGAGATAGAGCTACCGCAAGTGGAGGATTTCGCTGGCGGTGCAGAGGTCATGGACGATGGCATGGGCGGTGCCATCGTACAGGCGCTTATGGGCGCTGAAGAAGGTCTAGAGGTAGAGACCGAGGTATATGATCACAACGCAAACTTGGCCGAGGTTTTGGATGACGGAACTTTGGGTGAAATATCAAGTGAGCTTCGTGAGCAGTATGAGGATGACAAAGAGTCAAGAAGCGAGTGGGTAGAGGCATACACCAAGGGCTTGGATCTCTTGGGCATTCAGTATCAGGAGCGCACCCAGCCCTTTCAGGGTGCATCTGGCGTAACGCACCCTCTTATCTCTGAGTCTGTAACGCAGTTTCAGGCGCAGGCTTACAAGGAGCTTTTGCCTGCTGGGGGTCCTGTACAGACACAGATTATTGGTTTGAAGGATCAGGAACGTGAGTCTCAGGCACAGCGTGTCAAGGAGTTCATGAACTACCAGATTACGGAGGTTATGGAGGAGTTTGATCCTGACACGGATCAGATGCTTTTTTATCTGCCACTTTCTGGATCCACATTTAAAAAGGTTTACTTTGATGATTTGAAGGGACGGGCAGTATCAAAGTTCGTTCCTGCTGAAGATTTGGTTGTTTCGTACTCTGCTAGTGATCTGGCGACAGCAAACCGTGTTACGCATGTGTTGCAAATGACAGAGAACTCTGTCCGCAAGATGCAGATCATTGGGATGTACCGCCC